ACTATTTTTGGTGGTTTTGTTGGTTTTTTTAGCCCGGTCAAATCGTCAGTTAGCCCGGTTATGGTGTGTTCTATTTTTTCTCTGATGCTTTGCTTTTCTGGTTCTTGTATAACCCACTGCAAAGCAACCGATCCATCTTCTTTGTATGCAGTTGAAATTCGTTTTGCATTAAATCCCTCTGCAGTTTGATGCGTCAAATCCCTGTGTGGCGCTACGCCTTTTTTGGCTGCCCGGCGCTCGAGGTTTTTTATTAGCTTCCTAGTATTAGCTATATCTTTATTTAGGCTTCTTGCTGCTTTTGGTATTGATCCTGTTTTTTTTAAAGCATCTAAAACTGCTATTTGGTTTTCTGTTATTGCGAATTGCTTTAACGCTTCTGGGTCGATCATATTATCGCTCCTGTTTGGTTTTTAACTCCGCATATTCAGATTCAGCTGGTATTGTTAGTCTGATTCCCTGTTCTGTAGCCCAATGATAACATTGATCCATAAAAAAGCACATATCGCCCTTACTTAGGTTTGATGTGCGTTTTACCTGTCCCTGTATTTCAGTTTTGCTAATGCGATAATTTTCGCAACCAAGAAAGCGCTTTTTTAGCCACATTTTCCATGCTTCTGCAGGATCGCCCTCTGTAACTGAAAAACCTTTTTTCTGCATTCCTTTTACTATTTCTCTGCACCATTTATGAAATAGTGCGTTTTGGCTAATGCTTCGAGGGTTTTCTGGATCATATGGCAGTAGCTTTACCGCGAGAGGGACGTTAAAGTCCCAGTCGCTAAGTTTGTCTATTAAGTGCTTTTGCCTTTGCTCTAATTCTTGTTTGCTTCTAAAAAGTATATATTCACCCTGAGTCATAACTTTCGCCCTAGCCATTCTTGTGATATTTCTTCTGCTAAAGTATCAAGGTTGCTAACCTCGAAGTTAGTTGTATTGCGCCATCGTTTTGGTATTTTGTGTTTGTTATGCGGTTGCAGTTCTTTGTCGGTTATAACCTGTTTGCCAGATGCTCTAGTTTGGAAGCACCTGTATCCAACTCCTGCAATAGCCGCGTATTGTGTTAGCGTGTATGCAGACCCGTCAATAAGATCAGGATTTGTTCCTCTGTATTTGATTTTTTTTATTCTACCCATTTGTCCTTTCTCCATCCCAGTAAAAGCCATATTTACGCACAAAATAGCTTTTTGCCATGCTTTTTGTTTCTTCGCACTTTATCCATGTCACATCAGCTAGCGCATTTTCGACCGACCTGTTTCGCAAGTTATTAGTTTTTGCTTTTACCATTGGCGATCCGCCTTTGTCCTGCGCCCGGGATAGCCATGAATTAATAAAGCGCTTTATGCCGCGCTTCGTTTTTCTGCGTGTTGGATTTGCATCTAGCCATGATGCCATCGCATTTAATTCTTGATAAACATCAACCGCTTTATATGCTTTTTGCCATGCCAAAATGTCAGCTTGATCTGGTTCATATGTTTCCCCTGTATTAAGTTGCATCTTTTTCTCCATGATATGAATTGATCCTGGTTCTTGTTTGAAATAATCCTGACTGTTCCGGAAAATCATCCATAAATTTGCGAGCGTAGTGACTAATCCACCCATCGTCTATTTTGAAATCACCGCCTTTTTCTTCGATTGCGGTTTCCCATCGCATTCTGTGGAAAATGTTTTTTGCTGAGTAGTAGCTTCTAACTTTTGCCACTTTAAGCGCAAACATTACAAACATTTCATAAATTTCAGGATTGGTTTTGTGATGCTCTATAAAGTTTTCTTTTGTCCACTTGCCGTTCATTTTGTTTCCCCTATGTTTTTAAATAAATATGATATTACTTCAACCGTCCAACCGTTGCCTAGCATTTTGTACCGTTGGCTGTTTGATACTCCGTCAGTGTAGTTGTCAGGCAATGTCTGCAATCGCTCGCATTCAATTGGCGTTAGTTTGCGCCAGTGTTTTTCGTCTACGCTGTCCCACTCATGCCTGTCGTATGATCCGCGACCGCCTGACCGCACGCATTTTGATTTTTCTCTTATATTACTTTCGACATAGTTGTTGTGTTCCCATGACGAGCTACTTATCGTTGGCGATTTGTCTCTTATCGTTACACCGCCTTTGTTTTTACCTCTTGGCTTTTGGTACATCGCAACTTTTGGCTGCCGATTGCCACCTGTCATTGTTAGTAATGTTGGCGCTTTGCCCTCTGCGCTATAAACCGCTTTTGTAGCTCTGTGATTATAGTGTGAGTATTCTTTTGCATCGCCTACCTGACACATTTCGTTGTGCGATAATTCTTGGTTTCCGTTTTCAAGCAAGACGCCATCTGGTTCTTTTGGTGTTCCGCTTTGATCGCAAGCTAAGTAGTCGCCCTGCCTGCCGTTTTTGACATACTCCATCGCTGACAGATTACTCGCTTTCATCTTGCTTTTGTCTATTAGGCATCCTGCGTCTTTGTTTCTGTCTGTGAAACGTTGACTCATTATCACATAGTTTTCAGGGTCGTCCTCGAGGATATCTTTGAGCATTATTCCTCGGTCGGCTGGTTGTCCGTCATTTGGTATGTTTGTCCAGTAGATGCGATGTCGGTTTTGTGCGCTTACCAAGTTTGAATTGATCGCTATCGGTTCAACGCCTAGTATTTCAGTTATAACGTCTTGGTGTTCTTGCTTCATTCGCACGTTTTCAAGTAAAAAATATTTCGGCTTGCACTCTTTTATTAGCCTAGCAAACTCAAAAAACAATTTTGATCTTGGGTCGTCAAAGTTAAGCCCAAGACCTGCGCGACTAAATCCCTGACATGGTGATCCGCCAATGATCAAATCTATTTTGTGTCCATCAAAAGTTTCAGGATATTGAATGTCGCAGACATCACCCAGTTGTATCGTGTCTGGGTAGTTTTTCTGCGCGACCTTAATTGCGTACTTGTCTATCTCACTTGCAAAGTATTTGCCTACTTTAACGCCTGCGCGTTCTAACGCTACGCGCCCACAACTCATGCCATCAAATAAACTTAAAACATTAATTTCTTTTTTAGTAAAAATCGCATCCCAGTTTTGATCAAATGCGACCCTGTTAGTTGGTCTTTGCGTACTGCCCTTTCCCATGTTTGTTCTCCTTTATGGCTCGGCCAAGCCTCGCCTTGTTGATTTATTAAAGCTAGCGGACAAAAAGTGTTAGTTTGTGTCCTTGACTTTTTATTCGCTTAAGTTTCACCCTTTAACATCAAATTGTTAAATTTTCGATCTGAGGGATTGCTCGACTCAGCAGTGTTTTCGCTATCGTATCGTATCTGTAAACTATCCCGGTCAAGCACTGACTTGTACCTGGGGGCTATGTCTGGAGGGTCAACCACGCTCAAGCGTTTAATTTAACAGGTTCGCTTGCCTCTAGCCCGATAACTATGCGCGATAAAAAAAGAAGGGTTTTTTCTGGTTTGTGTGTTACTATTTTCTTTCTTGATCGGCACATCAAGTATCACAATTACCATCGTAATTGTAAAGCCCCATAACAGGGGCTTTTTTTATCTTTGTAAAAATTCATCAACCGTAAAATCTAACGCTTCACAAACCTTTATCAATGTATCAAGTCTGCAGTTTTTCTTGTTGCGCCATATATTTACCTGCTGCCGATGCACTCCTAGCATCTTCGCCAGTTGCGTACAATTTACGCTTTTTTGCTCTTGTGCTGTCTTTAAGCACTTACCAAAATCTACCATTTTTCACTCCTGTGTGATATTCTGTTTGCGATGGTTTCCCCACCATCGTAACTCCTATGGTTTACCCGCCCTTTCGGGGGCGGGGTTTTTTTTAAAATGGTATATCATCTTCCAATAGATCAGCTTCTTGCAAAACTTTACCGACCTTTTGGCTGGTTTCATACTGGCTTGATCCTGCAGGCGACGATGTGTCTGTATAAAAAACTTTCACGTTGCCTAGTATCGGTGTTTTTTCACCACTTTCTCTTTCTTCCTTAGTCAGGCTCTGGCTTATAAATCCGTTGTTTTCATACTGATCTGCAGTCGTTGTATCAACAAATGTTGTCAGGTCTAGGTATGTGCCTTTTGCGCCTTTATATAGGCGTGCCTTATCTATTTTTGTTACATCTATTCTTACATTTAGTCCTACTTTCATTTTATGCTCCTATTGGGCTTGTCTAAATTCTGGGGTTTTCATTGTGGCGCGTTCTTGTGTTGTAAAAACGCCACCCTTACTTGGTGCTTTCCATAGCAGTTGCTTTTCCGTATCTGTTAATTCTGTCCATGCTTCATTTGCAGTTGATAAATCGCCTGAAGCTATGCCAGTTTTAATCGCATTAACGCTTGGCATTAAGTCGATAATCATATCCTGATAGTTTTCCTTTTCTTTGTTGTTTCTTAGCATCGCGGACTCTGCATCGTCATCTGCTGTCGGTATTCCTGCGATCGACTGCAAAGCGTACCGTCTTGCATAGGTTATCGCTGATCCAGATGCCTGTGGGTCTTGCTTTACTATAGGCAGTAGGCATTCTTCTTCTATCCATTGTCCTGATGTATGCATTAGTCTAGTCGCAACTCCTACCGCCTTTTCTCCGCTTATTGGAAATTGCGTATAGCTGAGTCCGTTGTTACTAAACGGTTGTTTTATAGCTTTGATGACCGATGTCAGGTCAGCGTAGCTAGATTTAAAAAATGGATTTGCACTGTCTTTCACTGCGCCACCCATTTCTGCCTGCGCTTTGCATAATGCTTCAGCTAGGTCTTTGATGGTTTCACTTGATTTCATTTACTTGCTCCCATAATGTCCAAAAATTTTTGCTCCGAGTACCATGTTGCTGATTGCTCTTTAGCGTAAGCATCGCCATAACCTGAGTAATAATCAGGTATCTCATCGTCCCTCACTGCGTACCCATGCACGCAGTCCCATTCGCCTCTCTCATAGGCCGTCAAATCTTCATGCTTCATTTCTTGTATCCTCTTGTTCGATTTCTAGTAGTTGGCACAATTCATCAAAGTTGCTTTGACCGTCCTGCGACATTCTTTCGTATTCCCAGTCTAGGTTCACAACCAATTCAATTAGTTTTTGGGTTTTTTTAACTCCGCATATTTTTGCTATATCTTTGTACATTTTTTTCCCTCCTATGATCCGATGGTTAAGTAGTAGCCTGATGCGTAGACTAGGTATTGCTGATCGTCCTTTTGCAAAATTTCTAGCTCGCTTCCAGTGAAATGCGCGACTGCCTGCGCGTAGTTGTTGTATTCGTCTTTGGGGATAAGCGCGTTGATTTCTTCTTTCCAGTTGCGCTTGTTGCAGATTTTCTCGAAGTAGTTTTCTAGTTCTTCTTGGTTTAGGCGCGTTGTTGGCGCTGGTCTTTCTGTGGTTAATTGTAGCATTTTGCTGCTCCTGTTTGATTTGATGTAAAGCTATATTATGCTTTTCCCGGGTTGCTGTCAAATAAAAAATTTACTTTTATTTCGTATTTATATGCAATAAAACGCTTGACAATGATACCCCGGTACGCGATTATACTCGTACATTCAAAAAAACGAGGGCCACAAAATGTTTCAAGTTTTCCAAATTCAGTTAGACGAAGATTACACTCCAGAGCAGTTAGAGGCGCATCGCGATACTTCAGTATTCGGTTCTGATTGCGATCTTCCTAAGTATTTTAAATTTTACAAAAATGTTTGCACAGTTTTAGCTTCAGATTGCAATATTGCATTTAGAGTTATGAACGCTTGGACTGAGCCACATAAAGTAATTAATGAGGATAACGAGCGTCCACATTCACTTTCTGTAGGTCATATCTTGCGTAATTGCGTATCTGGCGAGTTTTACATGGTTGAGCGTTTAGGCTTTTCTGATGTTACTGATCAGGTTGAGTACGCTTTATCTTAATTAAACCGCGCCCTACGGGGCGCTTTTTTGGAGGTTGTTATGTTTCATGTTATTTACTGGGAAAAAATGAACGTAGTTGACAAGGTAATATTTAGCGATCTTTGTTCTGCGTTATCTTATGCAAACCGAGCGCTTGCAGTTGACAAGCTAGGCGATGTAACTGTTCACGATATAAACGATGGAGGTC